ATCCGGGGACTGAGGATACCCAGTAGTACTACGAATAACCTTTAGCCCAGTCCAGTTAATTTGATTACTTGGCTTTTCCCAGCTAACGTGGTTAACTAAATAGTTGGATGGCTGTGCATCCATAGATGCTTTGTAAAGAGGGTCCACTAAAGATAGCGGGGTTGCCATTAGAACCCCCCATTACCATTAAGAGTAATGTATGTGTCTTCGTATACAGGCACTTCATCTACTCCGCAGGAGAAGTCTCTAGAACCAGGGGTAGTGCCACCCGCTCCGGTAGTAATAATAACTGCAGTAGTAGCAATAGATGCGCCAAGTGCACTAGAAAAAGTTATTGTATTTGTAGAAGTAGACCCATTAGCTGTAACATTAGAGATAATAGCTCCAACAGCTCCATGCGTAGTGCTACCTCCTACAGAGTAAATCTTAGATCCAACAAATACACCGCAAGCGCTAGTCGCAACAGTAGCTGATGTAGCTCCGCTTGCAGCTGTAACTGATAGCGTTGCTGTTTCTGTGTACAAGCCGCTATCTAAGTTAGGGTTTTTAGAAAGCTTTTCATAGTCGTTGATAGTTACATACATAACTCCATCTACTGATTTACATGTAGAGTAGATATCTCCTTCAGTAACTAGGTCATTAAAAGTTACATTATCAAAAGAGAATAAAGAGTATAAAGCATCTCTAACCGCATTAACTACATTATCTTTGCTATAAGTAGGTGCAACCTGTACATCAATGTTTAGATATGGGTAAGCTTTTTGGTAATCGTAAACTGATAATGCTGTACTAGGAGGGGTCTTTCCTGTAAAGTAAGATGCCACATTAGCCTTTAGGCCTGATGTTAACGCATTCCCATCAGAAGAAGCTACGTAAAGAGCGACCGATCCAAAACCTGTGGAGATCGCATTAGCCTTGGCAATTCCCCCCACCTTCAAAGCCAATGCACTATAGTCAGACAAAGAAACCGCTCTATTTAAAGCACGTAGCGAGGTCGTAGCGTTAAGTCTAATAGAGTCTGTAGACTCTTCATTAGCCCCACCACTAAACGCTGCGGAGTTACTCGCGGTAAATCCAGTAGCATCAATAGTTGCTATGTCCCCCGCTGCGATGTTACCTTCACTAGAAGGAGTATCTGTGTATCGGTAGGTAGCTGTAATAGAGGAGCCTGTAGGAGGTAGCTTGCCTGATACGCCGTCACCAAATTGTACCCAAGTCTTTCCAGCACCATCTGTGTAGGCAGAGTAAACGGTATCGGTAGATGTGTAATCAATAAGGTAGTCTACCTTAGTGTACTGCACGCTACCTACAGTTACAGCAATATTTGAAGAGCTATTAATAAATACGCCGGTATTAGCCAGTGAGTACTTTTGGCTCTTAGTTCCATCAGATGTTCCTAGAGTCTCACCGCTTATTCGGATGCCCTGTGTAACATTAACTACAGCTGTTGCGCCAGAGGCTACGGTAGATGCGGTATCTGTAGTATAAGATACACCGGTATTAGACTTAACTACAGAGTACTGAGGAGCAGTAGCAGACGCAGTACCGGTGTTCTTAATGGTAATAGTTCCGGTAGCTGGAACAATGCCACTAGGGGTATACCCAAGAAGCTTAGCTAGATTAATAACGGTATCTCGCTGCGTAGCGGTATTAATAAAGGCCTCATTGGCTGCACGGTCAACCTGGTAATTGATAAGGTCACCTACATAAGCAAACAGCTCAAGAAGCACAATACCAAAGTCGCTTGAATCACGGGAGGTCCACTGTGGAGCAAAGTTAGGAATAAGAGCAAGAAGGTCAGAACGAATAGATGTGTAATCTCTAGACGTGTAGTCTACTTGCGGTTGGTATAACTCGTCAGCCATTCTGTGAGCTCCTCAACAGTTCTGTGTATCTATCAGGTGTTCCACCAGATATTGTAAGGGATTCAGTAGATACCTTTACGGTGTCCACATCCCCAGATGGGATCTTATAGGTCAGGTCTAGCATAACTGCCCCAGTGCGCTCGTCAAAGCTAGCTGCGACATCAAGCAGGGTTACCTCAGGTACCCAAGAAGCAAAGACCTGGTTTATCGCATACCTAGCGTCCTCAACCGCTACGGAGTACGGTTCAAAGAGTAGGTCAGATAAATTTGCTCCATAATTATGATACCAGATACGCTCGTTAGTCCCTGTGGAAAGTAGGGTCCTGATTTTATCTCGGTATACTTGAGGGTCATTATCTTCAATAACATCAGCTTTACCGTACTGTGTAAGGTTAAAAGGTAATGAAATAACATACTTCTTAATAATATCAGCCATTAAAATGCTCCTAGCCATAGTGGGAAATTGGGGTCTCCGCCTTCAAACATTACCCAGCAACCATCCCCAGATACAGGCAAAAATCCTCCAACAAGAGTTGCAGTTACTGCAAATGAAGGGGTTGCGGGTACTACTGAGTCTGCAGGTTGAGCAAGTAATTGGATAGCAGTGTCTGTTCCTCGCCACCAAAACTGTAGGTAGTCTCCTGCTTCAACTGTTAGTACATAGTTCCAAGCAATAATTTGAGGGGTAGCATTAGCGTCACCATTAATAGATACGCTGCCATTACTTCTTAAAACATTTTGAGCTGGAAGGCTTCCATTTAGTTTAAGCCAAACATCTGCAGTATCATTACCCTTGTTCGTTCTTTGCAATTGAGCCGAAAACTGAATGTCATATGTTCCAGCATTAGCAAAAGTAATTTTTGAGCCGTCAACAACAGATACTCTAAAAGCTTCTTCTATTGTATTAATAGTTACTACTTGAGGAGTATTAACTGCTGCAATGTTTTGAGTAGTTGAGTCACTAAAAGAACCATAAGGAGCTTTTTTATTTTCAGGTACCCCAATAATAGGCCATGCCCAACTAGTTACTGCTTTGCCTAATATCTGCGGAACTGTCAGCCTAACCCTACCTAGTCCTTTAGGGTCAGCTGTGTCAGTTACTACTCCTCTATAAATACCAAAGAAGCGCTTATCTTGTGGGTCTCCCGTGTAAATATCGTTATACATTACGACCCCTTTCTCGCAATAGTTATAGAAGTCTTATTACTCTTAGCTACATACTCAGTAGTAGTCTGGCCATCAAAGACCCATAGATGAGGCTTAGTATATTTGTAGGCCGAGCCCTTACCTCTAAGAGTTATCTGGCTAATAGGATTTGAGTAATCCTCGGTACCAACTGTAAGAGTAGACCTATTGCTATGAGGATAGTTCCTAGTGCCGGGAACTAACGCTCTTTGCCGTATAGCGCTTGGCTTTTCAAATTTAACGTTGTTCAAATGGTTTGCCGTGCTCAAAGAGTCTGTACCAACTTGTGCAAATGTTGTGTATGTATAGGTATTGTTGTTATCTGTTTGGGTGATGTGATGCTCCGTAGAGAGTACAACCCAATAACCATTATACAATTTATCCACACCGTCTAAGTATACAGGCATACCAGGCTCTACGCTAGGCGCTCCAATAACTCTGATGTGTGATCGGTAGGGGAATCTATTACGTTCGTCAGCTGACTGCGCCTCATAAAAGGCTGCTATAGGGTCCGGGGCTACGGTGTCTGTAGCGTAGCTATCAAAGATCTCTGTGCTAGAAATTTGGCGTAGAGTCTCATTCCTAATTTTGTTAGTTACCAGAGACATCTCGATAGTGTATGGGTCAACGCCACCAACCTGTACGGCGGACTTATAGGCATCAGAAAACTTAACGCTTTCTCCCAGTATAAGGTTAAAGGAGTAAAGGGTTGAGCCCTTAGGGTCGTTAGCATTACGCATCTCGAAGGACTCTGCGCTACCCCGGTGTAGGTTGTAATCAGTAGTTGGCTTCTTAAACTTTATAGTAGTATTATCTACGCGGAAGATAAAGCCGCACTGCTGAGCTAGTCTTGCTAATAGTTGAAAGTCGCTGATGCCCGGCTGAACAACCTGTGGATAAACTCGAGGATGAGAGTCAGCCTCTACCTTAAAGCCATATTCCTTAGCAATAGTCTTAACAATATGTGTAGCTGTAGTATTCTCAAAGACCCGCTGCTTAGCCTGCTTCATCCTATAGGAAGCGCCAATAACCGTAATAGTAGCTGTTCTCTTACCAGGAGTAATTTCGGGCTTGATATCGTAGATATATCCTACAAAATCTTTTCCCGGGCCCTGTCCAATCAAGCTACACTTTACAGGATCTCCCGGCTTTATATTCTCGTACTGCACATCCCAATCCCTAAAGGTAATGGTTGCGATGTCGTGGGTATACCTAGCCTGCCTTAGGACAAACGAAAGTGCCCGCTTAGGCGCTACTTGCGCAAGCGGGAATTCGATTGACAGGTTATTAAGCACTCGGAATCCTAAGCAAAGTATTATTAGGGATGCGAGTAATATCTGTTACTTCAGGGTTGTACTCAACAATAGTCCACCATAGAGATGGGGTATGGAAGTATCGTTGAGATAAGGCGTGAAGCGTTTCACCCGTTTGGTAGGTGTGGTAAAAGAAGGACGCATCAGATAGATTATCAAACTCATACCTAACGATAGGGTAGGTAGTACCGCCCTCCGTCTTTCGGAAGTAATCTACGATAGAGCTTTCATAACGAGAGCCAGAGTTAATAGCCATTACTTATTCACCACCGCAGATGTAGCTAGGCCAGCAGTAGCCATCAAGTTAAAGCCAATGCTAACGTCAGTAGTAATTGGAATCATTCCCTTAGAGAAGTTCTTATGAGTAATCTGCAGGTTGTTAACGTAGCCGATGTAACTAACGGGGCCCAGATCAATTCTAAGAATAGTTGGGCTCAAGAACCCGATGTCAGAACTCTCTCGACCAGTTGCTTGGTTAACCCAGCCGGGTCCGTTAATAGCTTTGTATAGGTACTCAACGTCAGCAAGTGTGCCGTACTTCTGAAGGTCTTGAATCTTACGCTCAAATGTAGACGAGAAGCCCTTATCAAAGGAGTTAGCTGGGTCATAGAACTTATTAGTAGCGTAGTACTTAGCTAGTCTTTCGTAGGTCGTAGTCGCTTGACTATTAGACCCGGAACCTAAGGCGCTCTTAGGAATAGACTTAATACAAGAAAAGTCATTAGTTCTATCGATAGTAATAGTAACAGATAGCATCTCACCACTAGGAAACGCCCCCGCGACATCCACAAACTTATCAGCAAATGACGGGGTAATAGACATGTTCATAGCAACAGAGGTAGTGAAGCTCTCCGGGTTCCACAAGAACTGGAAGCCATACCGTGGGTCATTGTTATCACCGGCATTGTACTTGTTACTACCTAGATAAGCGTTGTCTGTTCTTGCATACCAGTAAACGCGTCCACGACGGTACCTATGTGAAGAGCCGATCATGTACTTATCACTAGCTACAACAAGTTCATTGTCCACTAAGGATGGCTCTACCGGCATACTCCACTTGTGTGGTGGTAGGTTCCACTGATAACCACTAAGTCCTAGAGGAGACCTCGGAACTACCTTGCCATCTACAGTGGTCTGGTTACCCGTTTGAGTTCTAACATGTGAGCTTACATTTCCCATTATTCCTACCTAAACGCATCTAAGAAAGCTGATGAGTATGCATAAGGATCTGCTCCAGGAGGGGCAGACACGTTAATAGTAATAGCCCCAGTAAACTGAGGGCCTACCGTACTAGCTGCAGACGCAGGTGAATTAGCTGAGGCATACGGAACAGACTCAACACCAGAGGCTAACATTCGATCCGGAGTTTTACCGATACCTCCAACGTAACCACCTAAGGCAAGGGCAGTTAACCCACCCGCCCATTGGCCTTTATACTCGCCCTGACCCCAAGCTTTTGCCTTTTTCTTATCACTTAAGTTATCCCATGCGCCGCTATTTCTAAGCTCTTTTGTTCCAAGCCAACCTCCAATAGAACCTGCTTTACCTAGCATATCGTATAGAGCTAGGCCACCAGCACCGCCTCTAGCTCCTGAAAACTGAGTTAGTGCAGTTCCTATTTGAGCAGCTGGGTTCATAATATTTGACGTTGCGTCTTTGGCTAACATTCCATAAATTGATTGCAAAAAGTTGTTAGCTCCAACAGAAGCTCCAGCAGTAACATCTGTGTACTTTTCAATCATAGCTTGCTCGCTATAATTTCTAAGTGCGCTAGATCGAATAAGCTCTACCGATCCACCGGTATCAATCATAGATTTTTTATTGCCGGTTGCGTTAAGTGGAGACCCAGTCTTTACTCTTTGAATAAGGCCAGATGTTAATACTGACCGCATATTCATATCGTTACCTGCGATCTGAGTCAACATGCTATCTAAGGCATTACCTGGCATTAATGACACAGCTAAATCCTGTGCGTTAATGCTTCCATTATTTCTTGTTAACAGTGAATAGAGCTGCTCAATAATAGTTGGAAGATCTTGCATAGATGTTCCATCACCACTTCTAACTTGAACGCCAAGCATACGAAGTAAGTTTACGGTAGGGGCTTTATTAAGACCGGCCATAACACCAACGCCACCAGTTAAACCGATACCAGGAGTAAGGTTAGATGCTAAAGCGGCGCCGCCCAAGATACCAGCAAATGGGGTACTACCAGCTCCTGGAGCAAAGTTAGATAAGCCAGGACCAATACCTGATGCCTGCGCTGCATTAATAGCGCTTAGAATATCCCCGGGGGTCATAGGAGTACCAATACGCATAGTCTTATTCATCATAGAATAATTTGATGCGTTTGCTGCACTAATGCCACCGGGAGATGTCGTAATACCAGGTTGGTAAAAGCGCATCCTGCTTACTATTTGTTGAGTAGAGAGGGCCTCATCAACGCTGGGTAAGAAGGCAGCGGCTGTCATATATGTTTTAGCCGCTCCACCAAGGAGACCATATATGGTGTTACCACCACGAGTAACAGGGTCTACATAACGGTTGTTTACATCACTAGGAAGAGGCTGGAAAGGTCCTGGCCCAGGAGTAAAAGGGCCAGGCTGCTGACCGCCAAACATATTTCTTAAAGAGTCAGCTAAGCCCATTTACAGCCTCCATAGTTCTTATAGCTCGGTTAATCCAGTTCGATCGTTCTCTACTAGATAGACCTTTTATCTCTGATAAGGTAAATCCAGGGTAGTTATTAGTTAATGCCTCGTAAGAGTCCATTAATAACTCATAGTCTTTTTTGTTATATACGAAATAATTCAGCAAGACTTAGTGATAATACAAGCTCAGTACCACATGCCCCGCAAGCCTTCATCACCTCCGAGAGGCGTGGACCTGGAGAATGCTCCAGAAGCTTCTCGGATATTACCTGACGGTCCTTCATGTTTAGGCTTAGTGCAGTTTCTCTACCTAATGATGGGTCACCATTAATAGATACGATACATCCAGCTAGTAGCACCGTAGTAAACTCAGCAAATGACTTTCCATCTACATCAGCTAGTTTCTTATTAGTCACTAAAGTAGGTAGGGTGATCATAGCCTCTCCCGCTTTGGTATCCACAGAAAACACTCGGTCATCCACAGGGTCGTCTAGCTTAACTACCTTTATGTCCTTCTCTAAGTTTAGAGTAAGCTCTACAGAGCCCTCACAGGTAGAGCAGTACGTTGCGTAAGATACGTCATTACCAAAGGTTGCATTTCTAATAGCTAGAAGGATAGCATCTCTATCAGCAATCAGCATTCCATCTAGCTTTAGCTTGCTAGCTGGTACATCTCCGATACTTACTAGACCACGCTTTAGAATTACATTCATAGCTGAGTTCACGGAGCTAGCTTTGGCGATAGCCTCTTCATCTAGCCCCGTGAGCTCTCTAACTTCAGCGGTAGTTGCAATGCTACCGTCATCCAAGAGAAAGCCTCCAGGAAGCTCAACAATTCCTGATGGAGGAAATGTTGTAACAACTTCTGTAGTTTCTGGTGTAGCGTTGAATAGGTCCGCTAGCTTTGAGATTTGAGTTGGGTCGTCTATTAGCTCGTTCATTAGTTCTCCTTATAGTTATTGTTAAATTAGAATCCCGCTGGCTTTACCGATCCAGAAGCTGCGTTGCCCGTATCATCAAGCATAGCAATTGAAAGACCTTCGTGAGTCAAGGTGATAGTCTCGACAAAGATTCCTCCCTGACCAGCGTCTAGTGGGCTGTAGTCCAGGCTTGAGATCCAAGCATTCTGTACAAAGAAGCCCATTCTAGGAACGTTAGTCTTGCCCGATGCATTAGGGTGATCCATCAGCTCAATAGTAACATTACAACGGAACCCATTAGCACCTGTGTCAGAAACGTTAAAGCCTTCAGCAGCAGAAGCGGCAAAGAGGCCGCGCATCCATGTGATAGCGCTGTCGTTTCCGTATAGAGCACCTCTTGTCAAGGTAATCGGTGGGAACTGAGTCATGCCGGGTACATAATGAATAGTGGTGTTGTAGCCACCCTCACGGTAAGGGATAGGTTGAGTAGCAACACTCAGGCCGGAGATTGATGAGAAGCCACCACTAAAGCTGGTGATAGCGGAGTTAAATACCCCACCACCAGATACAGGAGTGAACTTTGCCCGGAATCTAAACGACCGCATTGGGTCAGTCGTGATAGTTGACCGGGTATCAATAGTATTGATATTCTTACTGGATTCAGCCATCTTTTAATCTCCTTAGATTGAGGCAGTTACTGTAGATCCGCCATTTGTTTGGCCAATCTTAATGATTACGAATTCAGCCGGACGCTGTAGAGCTACGCCGACCTCTACATTCAGCTGACCAGCTGAGATAGTTGCCGGGGTATTAATAGACGAGTCGCACTTAACATAGTACGCTGCAGTAGAAGTTGTACCAGCTAGACCGCCTGAACGCCAGTATGCATCAACAACTCCGCTAACTGCTCCAGAAACCTTATTCCATAGGTTCTGATCGTTAGGCTCAAAGACAGCAAACAAGGTAGCGTTCTTTAGTTCGTACTCTAGATAGTTAAGAGCTCGACGTACGCTAACGTAGACATCTTGATTAGTGCTCTTAATAGTTCTAGAGCCCATTACGCAGGTACCTGTACCGGGGATTGCTCTAATAATATTTAGGTTACGAGGGTTAGCCACAATACTATTAAAGTCAGTCTCACTAAGAGACACAGTAGGTAAGGCATTATCGATAGGATCTGCCGTTCCAGCAGGAGACTTAAAAGCACCAGTCTTACTATCAGTTACACAGTACAAAGCAGTCACCGCTCCACCAGGGAAAACTTCCTTAGTAACTAGAGGGCTTGTTGATGTAGCGTCATCTACCGTAAGAGTTGGGTAGTACGCTGCTCCATAGTTAGGCGCTGTAGTAAAATCGTTTAAAGCGGCAAGAGCTGAGGATGCATTAGTAGCGGTTGGAAGATCAATTACTACAAAGGAGTCCCCCCTATCACTAGCATAGGTAAGCAAGCTATTATTTTTAGTTGCACTTGCTCCAGGCCAGTTAAGCACGAGTGGTACAGAGACCCCGTCTAGCTTTGTAGTTAGAGTAGCTACATCATTATCACTAGAGCCATTAGAACCCGCCGTAACAGTCGATACAATACTAGAGGTAGAGCCGCCCAATTTAAACCCGGATGGAGATGAGATATTGTAGGAGTTCCATACAAAGATACCTGTGGATGCTGTAATAGCACTTGAAGTCCAGCTAGAGGTAAAGGCCGGGAGACGTGTAGCTGAAGTAGTTGGAGTATTTACCGTAGCGGTAATCCACTTAGAACCAACTACAGCGTTCTCTACATAGTGTGTAGCATCGGCCTGGTTTAGGCTAAGTCCTGTATAACGCTCAACTACCTCTGAGGTAAGTAGGCCAGAAGCCCCACTAGCTGCTAAAGCAGAGTCTCTAATACTAGAGTAAACGGTAATATCAAAGAAGTTCTCGGAGGCATTAGGGGTTACAGAGATCCAAGCTCGATTGCTCCAAGACCCAGCTCCAATTGCCTTAATAGTAAGTGCGTCGGCAGGGGCGGTATAGGCTACGCCGGTCACTGCGCCGGATCCACCAGCCTTAACTACTCCACCTGTAAATGTAATAACGCCGACAGTAGCTGTAGCTGTAGTAGTTGCTGTTCCACCATAAGCTAGTGTGATAGCAGTTCCAGTACCAGTAACCCCGGTAATAACAAAGGTCTTAGAGGTAGTGCTGTTTGCAGGAAGCAGTACTCCCAAGGCGTTGGTAGTAGACGCATTACCATCTTGAGTAACGGTTACGGTAGCGCCTGTCTGAGCATCAGCAAAAGGAGCACCGCTTGTAGCAGTCACAGTAATAGCAGAGGTGCTTACAGCTACAGTAAGATTAGCAGTAGATGCGGTAACAACTAGCTTGCCGCTCTGATCTACAACAACAGACTTACCATATTCTGCGTCCTTTTTTACATCTCTAACGATAACTGCTTGGCCACCTTGGTTATCAAAGAAGCTCTTTACGGCATACTTAAGTGAGGTTGAAGTAGCTGGGTCTAGAGCACTGATGTTAGTACCAAGTACAGCTGGGTCAAAGGCGCTTACTAGTCCATAGCCAAAGATATTATTAAACTCATTAAAATTATTAACAACCTGGGCAACAGGAACTACGTTACCGGTTGTGCCTGTTGTAGGCCCTCTATCGGCTACGCCGATGAATGCTCCGACTGATGGGCCAGAGATCCCAACGTTTGTAATGTTTGGCGACAAGCTTTCCTGAATGTAGACGCCTGGCTTATTAATAGTAGCCATTATTTCTCCTTAGCTATTTATACAGCGGTCTTGTCTACAGGGAAGTCTGAAGACAGTGGGGTTTTATTAATGTTAACTGTGGTTGGTTGTGGGATAAGTTGAGATGCCTGAGATGGGGTCAGCTCACTAGCAACTCTAACGGTATAGGCATTGCGCAGAAGTCGCTTGTTTCCGTTTTGACCCTCTGCCCTATCTATCTTTACCATTCTATCAGAAAACATATGGCGGTATGAGGTGCTAGTGCCTAAATCATCTGGGACCGGTAAGAATCCACGGAGACCCGGGAACTTCTCATTCATCTGGTAGATAAGAGCTCGGTCATGCCGAGGGTGCCTGGAATGAGAGGTGACCTGGTAGACAAGGTCGTAAGCAACAGGAATAGGGTAGTTATACCAGTGATCTGTTTGAACCGTTTGCGTTCCCATATAATTACCGTCATACAGCTCACCGGAGGGCTGCCTGTAATGAGCCTCGGTAACATCGATTAGATCAATCGTAACAAAGGGGAAGTCCTGAGCACGTAACTCAACATCTGGGTACCCAAACCATACCTTAACGGGGCGTAGATCCACCCTCTCATCAGAAACGGTCATTCCAGATAAATAGTTTTTAAGGGCTTGGTCTTCAGCTAATATAAATGTCATGAGACCCTCACTTCAGTAAGGGCCTTATGAGTAGCTTCAAGGATAGCTTCATCCATAAGTTTTGTTAATGGTCCATGTTCCCTATTAATAATACGCATAGCTGCCTTGGGGGCACCGCCATTGCCATATTCTAGGTCAAAGACATCGTCCTTATCCTTATCAGAATAGTCAAGGGTATAGCCGTCTGCGCCATTAATTACATGGACTTTTTCAATCATTTTAGGATCCCAGCCCATATTACGGGCGGTGCGCTGCCACTCAAGGTTAGCGTCTTTTAGTCGTTTATCCAGCGCTTCTTTTAAATACTCGTCAGCTTTTTCAAACATTACAGCCGCGACCTAAGCAAAGCACCCAATAGAAAACCCGCCAAAAATCCAGATGCCTGGTTATGCTTAGCCCCGTAGAGAAACTCACGGCTAGAGCCTTGAGAGATGTTGTCATCGCTCATAATCAAATCTCCTATTGGCGGAGTCGCATGGATGTTAGCAAGGTCTTTAGGCCCCTAGCAACAGGGCCAATACCATAGTAAATGAAAAAGCGGGCTCGCGCCCGCTAAATCATAAAGAGTTTTTAGGAGTAAGCCCCGGTCTGTACGTATGAAGTTAAAACAACGCAAGTGCTCGCCATGACAGATGAGGCGTATCCATAAATAGCATCCCCGCCGTTTGCCCAAAACTGAATCTGTCCAGCAGCGCTAGTGGCTGTTGAACCAGACGCTGCGGGGATCTTAATTCCGCCATTTGTGGTACCGAGACCGTCTAGGGTATCGTCACCGATAGCTAGCGCAGCAGCCGTATCTCTATTCTGAATAGTTACATACGCTTGAGTAGCGCCCTTAGGCACAGTGTAAATAAGAGTCTTAGTAGTCGCTGGAAGCGATACGGTTACGTGATCTAGAGCCATTATTTGTTACCTCTCTTTGGTGCAGCTTTCTTAGCTATAGCCTTCTTAGGTGAGCAGGTGCACTTTCCCTTATTGCAAGTCTTGCACTTGGATGAACAAGTACATTTTACTTTATTGCACTTTTTACACATTACTTCTTATCCTTAGTCTTAGTTGTTTTCTTAGCAAACTTCTTGTTAGCTGCAGCTAGGGTCTTTTCCCCATGCTTATTCTTAGGCTGCTTACAGCCACATGTTGCGCACATATTACGCTCCTCTTACTATATACCAGTTAGTACCATCAGCAACTAGGTCAACCCAAGCCCCCGCTGTACCAGCTAAAATAGCTGTTCCCAACGTAAGGGTAGTTCTAGGGTAGACGTTGCTGCTTGCAGATACCACTGTGCCAGTGTTCTTATTCATAATTGTAATGGTTTTTCCAGCGGTTGGCGTAGGCAAAGTTACTGTGATAGTCGACGCAGAGTTAGTAATAAAGCTTGTATCATTAGTAGTAATGCTAAAGCTAGCTGTTTTAATAATTGGAGATTGGCCAGAATCGAGTATAGTTCCGGCGGTAAACGCTCCGTTGATGGTCAGCGACGAGTCATTGTCCATTGACCAGTCATTTTTGTAAACATTTGTAGGAGACGAAGGCGAACCGGTGCGCTCACCAATGTTTGGGCCACGACGTAAAACAGTATTGCTACCGCCATCATAGAAACCAGTAGTGACACCATGAAGGAATGAAGCGCCAGAAACACTTACGTAACTGTTGCCATTGAAACTAGCTCCATACTGCGGTGAAACAGTACCCGTAGCGTCATCATTGTTCCCAGGGTAAGTTACAAGCGAATCAATTAAAACAGGGACAGTAGCGGAAGAAGCTTTGAAACCTGCATAAGATCCACCACCAGAGTTGCCGTTACGTCCATCACGGCGGGCAGAGCAGCCATTGAAAACAATAGGACCATTACCTGTGGCATCAACATAGAACCCGTTATAGTTGTTTCGGTCAGTTGTACAGCCAGTAAATACTGCGCCACCTGAACCGGCAGGGGTAGTGCCCCAAGAACTTGTGACATAAAAGCCATGTTGACCAGACCATTCTGAACGGCAGTTAGTAAACACAGTATTTGCTGCGCCAGAAACAAACCATCCAGAAATTGTTGAATACAACGACTGGCAGCTCACAAAGTTAGAATCAGTCATTCCGCCAACAGAGAAACCAAAGTTTCCACAAGATCGAGCAATAGTTTCAGTGACATACCAAGAGTATGGCTTTTGGACACTAGAATCCGTACGAGTGTAGGTTCCTGCAGCAATACCATTATGTGGGACAAACTGTACAGCAACATTGTGAATGATTACTTCACGAACGTTACCTGTCGCATAGATGCCACGAATAGTTCCCGAAGCAATAGCAGAGCCGTCAATGGTTAAGTTTGTAATACGTTGACCGGTAGATTCGTAAGTGTATCCACCTTCTTCTTTATCCAACATTCGGATAATGGCAGAGCCGCTAAATGTTGATGCAGCCTTAATCATTGAAGGTTGAGGTGTGCCAACTGGTGAAGAGTTGTAGAAGATGCGGTTGCCGTGTGTACCCTCAAGGGTAATGGTTGGAAGCAAAACGATAGGTGCAGTAACACGGAAAGTTTTTGCAGGTAGGCGAACAATTCCACCAGCAGGGCAAGCATTGATTGCGTTCTGGATGGCCGTAGTGTCATCTGTAGTGCCATCACCAACAGCACCATAATCCATAACACTGACAATACCTGTATTGATGGATGTTAAAGCAGTTCCGGTAATAGCAGATGGAAGAATTCCCGTAGCAGGGGCTTTGCCGCTTTGTAAAGTATTGATAGAAGATAGTATGCTGACAATACTGCTCTCAACAGAGCTGATTCTAGAGCCTACGTTTGCTGAGGTACCTTGAGGAAGAACTCCCAAAGTAGTTTCAATAGCTACGATTTCATCACTAATAGCGTTATGCTGCCCAGCGTGTGACGGGGTACTAGCGGGTGTAGTGCTTGTTACAGTGGTTTTAGTGTAGATATTAGTGGGAAAAACTGCCATTCTAGCTCACTTTATCGTAGTTATTATTGTCATAAACTTGAGTATAAGACGAAGAGTCATAGCTAGCTGGGTTCTGTCCAGAACCAGCATATGCCTGAAACTGAGGGTCGTTTACCATTTCATCTGACATAACTTGCTGAGCGTCAAAAGATAGGATAGTAAACCTCTCTAATACTATACCAGCTTCTTGTGAGATCAGTGGGCGGAAAACTTCGCCCTTCCATACAAACCTATCACGGTTAAGTGGGTCAGGATTATCAAAGAGATCCGGGATTAAATGCATCATTACGTCCCGCTCAATAGTAAGGTGTATCCTGTCTGAGTTGTAGAAGCCCTCTTGAACTAGGTCAGTTTGACCCTGTTTAATAACAGCCTTAACTACAGGGATTTCTACAGGAGCTTTCCACTTACGGCCTACACCATCTGGAGCTCCTACATCATAAACCGGATCAACGCTACTCCCCGCTTTGTCCCAAACATACCAAAGAACTGTAGTACCGGCCGGCTCTCGCAGGTCCTTATAAATAGCGTCGTTAATCTCATTGGTCTCCCAATCAGATGTGAATCTACCGCCGGGGTTAAATGCTCTACTCATGGTCGTAGGCTTGTCTTGTTGATTGCTATACCCTTGCAGCAGTCAGCGTATGAGTCACAATCCTGTGTAGGACAACCAGTACGGCAGGCCATTACGACAACCTGAACCAAGGGAATGACGTTGAGCCAGGAGTAGCACTTACGGCAGTGCTCACGGCAAAATCTGTGGATGTAATTGTGTTACTTAATCCAATGTATGGATCGACTTGGTAAGTATTAACGGTAATACCCATAACGGAAGCGCCAGTAGTAAAACCAGCGCTAGCATAACCTACAATGCCTATCCAGTAAGTAGTTCCTGCAGTCAAAGTGACTGAAGTTGGTGCACCATTAGTTGCTGGTGAACCACCATTCGTAATTGTGTAACCCAAAGCAAAAGTTTCTAGCGTTCCTGATAACACACTGCCAAACGCTGCAGGCGTGGTGGTTGTAGTGGTTCGTTCTTTTTTACTAAAAGAAACACACGTCACACTAGTGGGAACAGTACCACTAGCAGTAAAGATTCCTACCTGAAACTTGTTTGTACCTGAAATTGGAACACAAACGACCTGATTGGATAAAGAAATACTAGATACGGTAATAGTTTTTTCTGGCGTATACGCTGTAAAATATACGCTGCCACTAGCTAAAACACGAGAAGTGTTGCAAGCGTATCTGGGTAAAACATCAACGGTGCTATCGGTCAAAGTCATGTACTTTTGTAGTGCTAATTTACTTTGAGCAATAGCAGCACTTGCTGAAACGTCAGCATTAGTAATTAGTGATGAACTAAGAACACCAGAAGTATTGTTGTGAACAACACCAGCAGTACTAAAACCACTAGTTAATGTTGCGCTAGCAGCAGTAATGTTACCACTAGCAGTTACACTACCAGTAGTTACACCGCCAGAAGTTTTGATGGAGTCAGAAGCGGTGCTGGCTGTAATGATTTGGTTAACAGCTCTAACATTTCCAATGGCTGTGGTTGTTGTTGGAAGTGGTGTGTAATAATCCCAAGCATCAACATTGCCATAATTGGCAATCACACCTGTGGCAGCCTGGATTTGGCCCGTTGATGCATCTATACTCATAGGCTGACCCGCACTTGAGTTAAGAGTTATTACACCATCTGTACTAACATTTAGTGAGCCTGAGGTTATAGTAGTAGCCTCCACCACCGTAGTATACAACGTCGTAGTAGCCGTAATATTTGGTGCAGTGATATTAGTTTTAAATACCCTAGACATTTACTTCTCCTAAGTTATGTTACCCAATAATTGTAACATAGTAGACTGTTGATGTAGCAGGCGCAGTAGCAAACGTAATTGTAGTTTGGCCAGTACCAGTAGCAGTATTAGTTATATCGCACTCAACCTGAAGACCTGTGGAATCTGTTACTTGTACATGTACAAAACGCCCTAATGCATGGGAGATAGTAAACGTTGAAACTGGGGAAACTGCAGGCTGGGTAAATGTAACCGAAAGTTTTTGCGTAACGCTATAACTAGCCGTAATAGCAGCGGCAGTTGTGTTTGATGTAGCCGTAGCTGTAGTAGCAGAAATGCCACTAAATGGGATACTAGCAGTAGCGGTTACAGCGCCAGTACCGCCTGCAACCATGTAGTTACCTGAGGTAAGTCCTGTTACTACAAGAGAAGCCGCAGAAGCCGTACCTGAAATTGTAGCCGTTGTAGCAGTTACAGTTGTAGCAGTTACAGCCGTTGCAGTTACTGCGGTAGCTGTAAGGCTTCCCGTACCTAGACTAAGTGAATTATTAGTAGGAGACGTAATGTTGCTCAAATCATTCCACGCTACAACCTTGGCAACACTTGCAGCAGTGGCAAATGTAAGCGCAGTACCAGATACCCAAAGGTCACCAATAACATAGCTACCTAAAGTAGGTACTGTGCCAGAAGCTGGAATATTAAAAGATGCATAGCCAGCAGCTGAAGTAGAGACCGTAGTCTTACCCCCAGTTACACTAATACCTGCTGAAGGGGCAGAAAGACCAATTCCCAACCCACCAAACTGTGGCGTAGCTGAGGTAGCTACAGACTGAGGAATACCAATAGTAAGCGTTCCATTACCTGTAGTTATAGTAGTATTGCTAGTCCCAAGAGTGGCAGCTACGTACTTACTTGTAAGGCTATTACCAATAAGAAGCTGTCCATCTGTAGGAGTAGCCGTTGTACCTGTACCGCCCTGTGATGGAAGTACGGTACCACTAAGATTACCGTTAGCAAATACTGAGAAAGCAATAGGATTAGCCGTAGTGCCTGTAATAGCAGTTACTTTATTTGTTTGAACAAACGTATACTTTGCGTTAGTTCCAGTATTTCCATTTACATAGGTAATATCGCCAGCACTGACTTCACCAACGGTGTCGTAGTCATACGCACGGGTAAGGGTCCAACTAGTCCCATTAACACAAGCAGTTACAGCATAGATACCATTTTGGTCGGTAGCGGTTTGGTCTTTTAGCAAGACTCTAACAGCCGTACCATTTTGTACGTTAGTACCAACATCTCCAGAAACAATGGTATGGGTATCAATAATCAAGCTTCCCGTACCAGAAAGAGTATCTCCAACACCTGCGCTAGCAGTAGCGTATGTTCCAGAAATATTTGCTGTTGAAGCCCAAGACACAGCATCGTGAGCATTAACACCAGAAGCAATGCCATCTGCGTAGGCCTTATTAACTACATCGTTAGGATTTGTAGGTACTTTAGCTACAGTAATAGTACTTGAAGTTGATGAGATAACAAAGTCAGAAACTAGGTTGCTGCTGAGAACCTGACCATACGCACCCGACAAGTCCTTTACAAATAGCGAACCAGACGTAGCGCCACTTGAGGCATTAGCCTTAAAGTATAGACGCCCAAGAATGCCTGAAGGGTCAGCAGTAAGGTTCTCAATAGTAGCACCCGCTAAGGCGTTACCATTAAGGTTTACACTAGTTAAAAAGTTACGTGACATTGTTTATCCTTTACGATAGGTAAGCGTAGCCGTTAAGGGCTGTAGAGAATGTGGCTATTACGGTGTTTGTATCTGGCCAGGTTAGGTTGCCTTCATAGATATTTCCATTTGTATCTGTAATTACAACATTTGGGTTGTACCCTAAGCTATGGGTAATGGTCCATGTAGTGGATACATTTATTTGATGATACGAGTACCCAGTACCTCCACCTCCCGTTTGAGTGACCCACTCCGTGTCGTAATCGGTACCTGTCTTTTTAGCCAGAACTTTACCAGCTGCCCCACCAGCAGGTACTCCAGGCCCAGCAGGACCTTGGATACCTTGAGTTCCCTCAGCAACATACGCCCAAGAGGTGCCGTTCCAATACTTTAGGCTAGTCATTAGACTACTCCTAGTTGTGAATACCAAGCATCCGAACCAATGACAGCATTAAGAGCATTGGATAAAAGAACATGGCCAGTGGTTGTTGGATGCACATTGTCGCTGAATCCTGCCATGCCAGCAGTGGAGTCACCAGCAGTTGAGAAGCCTGTTCCTGCAATCGTGAACTGGTTAGCGTTCACCAATGTAATTACTGGAGTGTATGTTGCTCCGCTGTAAGTCACATTGTAGGTCGACTGAGCAGAGCCACGAATACTGATTTGTGCGCCAGTAGCAAGGCCATGAGCAGTAGCATTCACAGTCATCAAGGTTGATGTGGCAGTGATTGACTGAATGTTGAAGTAAGGCATTGACGATTTTAGACCAGCATTATCGGTAGCCCACGCCTGATCAAAACGACACACAGTCACAGGGCTAGTCGAAGTGTTGAGTGACGTAGCCAAGCTAGTGCAAATAGTCACATAGTCACCAAGAGTTGAACGGTTAGGATCAATGCTTGGCGGTGGGGTACAGATAACAACACGAACGCTTGGATTTATCGTACGAAGTCGGGCAATAATGTTTGTGAGGTTAGTCTGATAGGTCGAGGTTGATACCTGTGAACCTGCAGCATCATTCATGCCTAGACAGATAGTCGCTAGGTCTGCACGAATGTTGCCCCAAAAGTTTCGATTGTTCCAGATGGTTGTTGAGGTTGCACCACCAGTACCCTTATTGACAAACTGGATGTTTCCCTTATTGTCACGAATCCACTTGGCAGTTAAGAAGTTGTAATGAGTGCCATCGTTCAAGACTGGTGCAGTTGTTCCATAGATACTGTTCCAACTGATTGAATCACCAATGGATAAGAAAGTTCCACCACGATACATTAAACGTCACCCCTAGCGATTTCGATACCGGTGACATTTGCTCGATAGTTTCCAGCAGTAGGGCCGCCGATGCGAACAATGATTTGGCCATCAAAACCTGAACCGTCACCAGATGTTAAAAATACTGAACCATCTGGATACCAAGTGAAAGGTGTGCTGGCTTTCACGAATCCACCTTGCTCCGTGTATTGTGTAGTGTTATCAGTAGTCGGCCAAAATACGGCAATCCATACTTCGGCATCAACAGTCGTCGAAACGGTAATTGCTTGTGGATAAAACACATGGCCAAGAGTTGGAAACTTGTTAGTTGACGAACCAGACATGTTGTATTGCGCTGTGTAAGTGCCATAAGAACCAGCAGCAAAAGAAGTCGAGTTTTTTGTAATCGAACGAACACGACCTAAACGTCCAAGCCTTGCCCAAAAGTTTTCCCGTTCAGAAACAACTTGCTGCCCTTCATAGGTAGCGAATGGGTTCTCAAGATTATTGACATTAACATTCCGTGTAGGCATTTAAAACCCCCAGTAGTAGAAATTTGAACCATCAGAAAAAATAGTGACGTCATCAATACCAGGCCCCAAAGTAGGATTAGTATCAGATTCAATTGTACCAACAATTGTAATTTTATTAGCGCCCGTATCTATTTTTTTAAATAAGAAGCGTCTACCTGTACAAGCACTGGCTGCAGGTAGCGTAAAACTAAATGCTCCGCCAGATGAATTGCCAGTAATGATTTCATCTGTTGGCAAAACAGTGTAGTTAGCCGTTTTTGCTTTTACGACATACGTATGACCAATTGGGTTATCAGTAGTATCTGCCCAAAGTATTGAAGTATCTGCAGGAGCAGTAGCAGAGATGCTGACGCCAGCAGGACCTTGAGGACCTATAGTAGTACCGGATACAATAACCGGAGGGTTATTTGGGTCCTGTACAATAACTACTTCTGTCATGGCGTCTCCGTGATCTGCTTATTAGCAAATACCAAGCCCCGGACGTAGGTCTGGTTAAAGGAACCGTCTTCCTTGTAGACCTGTAGATCCCAGAAAGACTTTAGCGGCAGATTCTCAGTCTGAGCTCCGGTCATAGAGAGATAAATCTTAGAGATTTTATTAACAGTATCAATGCTAATATTAGTAATCGTAAAGGTACCAGCTAGGGTTGGGCTTTCAGGGTAGGTTCTAACCTGAGCTAGAAGTTTGTAGCTGGTGATATCAAGAGGCAGATCAAACTCCACCTTAATAGTATCTCCCTGAGTAAGTACCCAGTCATAAACACCAACATTATCAGGTAGAGGAGTTCTGCCCTTGAGGTTGTTCTCAATGTAAACGCGCTCAGGCTTACTGGTATCGTCAATCTCTTGAGACATGTAGATAGGTACAAGCTTATTAGTTGTACGAGATACCCGGCGTAGAACGCCCATCTCAATGCGCCATAGCCCGATATTAAGGGCCGCACATAGCTCGTTGTACTGGTACTTACGCGCTGTAATAATACTACTTAGCTGAGAGAAGCGCTGAGCTCTAGGGATATGAATACCGTCTGGAGCAGAGATATCGATATCAAATGCTGCATCCGTAGCCAAAGCCCACAGAGCCTCAATAGCGGCTAGTAGAGCTACGGGGTATACCTCAATTTCAGGAAGAAGGGCTAAGGTGTATTCTCGACCATAGCTATCTGTCCGGTTAGAGGTGTGCTGTAAAACAGCTGTGTTGACATAGCTAATGATGTCTTTATTAGAGAAGTACCTATAGTGGGTACCGGAGACTGTAATAGCAGCTCCGCTAGCTGGAGCGGTGGTAAAATGGATAACTCCCTGGTCAGCTTCCACATAGAAATCTGGGCCCTGAGCTAGGTAAGACGATGAGGAGCCCACCTTGACCGCTACAAGGGGAGTAGTAGCCAAGATACCGGTTGGTCCTGTAGTGGCGATACCGGCCGTTGTAGTGCCTACAGTAGTAGCTGTAGAGCCGGATACTGATGTAACAACTAGGTAGGCGGGCTCAACCGGCTTTACCTTTAGGTAAAAGTCCTTTGTAATACCATCCCCGGTTAAGTTAGTAGTAAATTGAGTCGGCAAATCCCCAAGTTCAGTACGAACTTTTGCGACTAAATCTGTAAGGGTGGCCACACATACTCCTTAGATACTACTATAAATGATGCCCTATTATCAGGGAAATTTCAGGCTAAAATGAAAGAAGCGGGCCGAAGCCCGCTCTTCCGTAAACCTTTTAGATGACCCCTGCGAGGTAACCCTTTTCTTCAAGGTGGCGAGCTAGGTCTCTAGAAACCTTGTACTTCTTACCGGCTTCAAATGAGTAATAGTTCCCCGCACCAAAGGTCATGCTATCAATAGTTTCAACAACTCTGATAGTAACAGTATGATCGCTGTCATCTAGGACAGTGGGCTCGTCTACGATAATCGTAGCGCGATTAGGTGTAGTAGCATCAACAACTTCGGTATCTAGAGCGATAGCCTTTTGAGCTGTAGCCATAGCCATAGTGTTTGCTGCTTCTTGCTGCTGCTCTGCGAAATCCGCCTGCAGCTTTTCACGCTGACGACCAGTTGCGTCAGTCGGTTTTGCTTTTGATGTTGCCATTAGTATTCTCCGTTGTTAGTGTATGTAAAGATAGAGAGGGGCCCGAAGGCCCCCCTCTAAGGGGCTTAGTTGGTTTCTGCAACCACGATAGCCTGGTCGGTGATTAGACCAAGACCGAAGATCGAGTACCATGCAAGTGCATGCTCACGACCGAAGTCAAGGATACCACCGTCGCGCAATTCCACAGGAAGTGAGATAGCGTGACCGAAGGCGTTGTCACCGATGAAGATCGCATCGTAGCGATCGTTAGCGCCATCACCAATGAAGGTGTTAGGCGTGGTGTAGCCACCGCCAGCTGATACAACTGGGTTAGCAACAGCAGAATCTGCCGTGTAACCTGAACCAGCACCGCCAGGAACCTTGCGGACCTGAGTGGTTTCGATGAATACGGTGTCGTACAAACGGCCGATTTCACCAAGCATGAAGTTACCTGGAGCGGCGTACTTCGAAACTTCGATGAATTCTGGGTTGTCACGAAGAGCACGGCTCTGGTGAGGGTGTACGAATGCAACGTAGGTTTCGCCCAGTCTTGGGATATTCTTGGTTGCAAGGGTCTCTACAGCATCCTTAACGGTTGCAGTAGTAAGGCCGTAACCGCCGGTTAGGCTAGCACGGGTTGTACCCTTGGTGCCCTTGTCGTACCAGTTGTTAACAGCGCTGGTAGTTCCGCGATCGTAACCGTAGATAACTGACGTTGCACCGTAAAGGGTGTCGCGTGAGATCTGATCTAGGTAGATAGCCATGTTGCGACCAAGAAGACGTGAGGCAGAAGCCATAACATCATCGAAAGAAGCATTGAGGAGGAGTTCAGATACGGCAAGTGCGTAGCCGTGCTCTGAAACGGTGATGCTGAACTGCTGTGCAGTCAAAGCATTTGTTGTCATACGGACACCTTCAACCAATGGCTGTGCAAAGCCAAGGTTGTTGTATCGCATGAAGTTGATCTGAAGACCTGGTGCAACACCAAGTTCAGTCTTCTTAACAGCAAACTGTTCGAAACGCAGAATTGGCATAGCCTGGAAAAGAATTTCCTTTGACCAGATCTGCTGGATCGCCTGAGTTAGCTGCGAGTTGGCGCCTGAATAGGCGGTTGGTGACGCGGCGAGATTGCCGGTACCCGTTAATGCGCTAGCCACTTGTGACTCCTATATAGTAGTTTATTATTTTGGTTAACCGAGAAGGCCGGTTGACTTACCTTGAGCCGCTGGGCTCAGAATTTGGTTACGCAGTTTGGCATATTCGTGCATTGGCATATTGGCAATGTCAGCGGCGCTGAGCTGCTTGTTACCAGCTTCAATGTCCAGCGGTCCAGCATTCGGAGGAGTAGTAACTCTGGTTCCAGTCATGTCCCGACGTGCAGCTTGCATAGCTTGCTGCACTGATTCTAGGATACTAGAACTCTTAGCCTTTAGTCCCTGAATACTCGATTCAATTTCTTCAACTGTGTCACCGGTCACCATGTCGATAAGTTCAGGAACAATGTTGTCACGTTCCTGCTCAACACGCTGATTGCGGTAACCCTGCAATTCTGCAAATGTCTTTTCACGCTCAAGTAGTGCAAAGGCACGCTCACGCTCTTGGCGCTCAAGCTCTAGCTGGTCTGCCCACTCCTGCTCCTTAACCTTAAGGAGGTCGCGGACTTCAAGCTCTTCCTCTTGCTTACGCTTAGCTTCTTCAGCCTTTTGGGCTTCTAGAGCAGCTTCACGCTCTGCTTCAACAGCAAAACGACTAGCGCTTTCCTTTTTAATTAGGTCCAGCTCTTCTTTGAGCTTCTCAATCTGAGGATAAAGCTTATCCTTTTCCTGAGAACGAACCTTAGCGAGGTCTTCCTCCGTATAGAATCTCTGGGTAGTCTCTTTGACTTCCGAAGTTGTTTCTACACTAGTTACTGGCGTAACGTTTGATACTGCCTCAGCCTCAGCCGCGAAAGCATCTACATCTGCATTTACAGACTTACTCATGTTTTTCCTTAGTTTTCTAGGGGTCGTTGTCCGAATTATTGTCACAAATGACCTAACGTTTATTTCTATATTAATTTTTCTATAATTATATAGTATTGTCTGGGTAAAACTTTACTATTTAATCATTTGTTTCTGACGGAACGCGTCTGTTTGGTAGCTGTGTTCCGTAAGCCTTTGTTACCAGATCGATGCGCAACTGCTGCTCAGCCTGCTCGCTAGCGATCGTAGCACCATCGATGATCGGCATTGGCATTGGCATGCCCGCCTCTGGACTTCCTGGAGCGCCACCTGGAGCTGCGCCATTCACAGGAACTGGTTGTCCGCCAAGTCCACCGGATAGCATGCCCGTTAGGCTAGCGATAGTATTCTCAATCTGAGTCTGTACGAGCTTGACCGCACCGTCTGCCTTAGCATCAAGTAGGAGCTCTGCACGAATCTCTTCAAGCTTTTCAAATGGGAATTCTTCACCCAAAGCGCGTAGAGCACCCGCCTTTGATTCCAAGCCCAAAGACATTTTAGTCTGTACTTCGTTAAGGAGAATAAGCTTATCCAAAGGAAGCGGTGCCTGGAAGTGTACGTAGTTCTGGTAGGTCAGAGGATCATTAGGGTCAAGCATTTGAGCTTCACCAGTCTCTAGCTCACCTTCAACCGCAGGGTTCCACATAAGTGACTCTGGCTCTTTTAGCGTCAAGTTAAGGAGGATAAGCTCATTGATGCGCTGAATACCACGAGCGTACTGCGCAGTCTTCTGGTGCCACTTGTTCATCAATGGCTGGAATAGGATAGAAAGCGCAACACCTGAGGTATTAGAGATAGGCTGAGCCTGACCGAGAGCGGTCTCAGGTACACCAGTAAGTTCGTGCATAGCCTTCTTAATAATGGCTAGGAAGTCCATAGCTCCCTTTAGCCCTACAGCGCCACCTTCTAGGTTCTGGACCTTAGCGTCCTTAGGAAGGCCGCCCCAAACCTTGTTAGCGCCCTTCTCCAACTGGCTTGCTTTGGCACCTGTGATAACTGTGACTGGGGCTGCGTGGTAGTTGACGATATCCGCAATGTCAGTGGATACCTCATTGTATGTGCGGTTTAATGGGATGATGTCGTAGCAGTCCGCGAGGCCCCACGGCGAACCCGAGATTCGGACGTTAGGAATGTGAATAACTGGAATAGTACCAAGAGGGTTCGGACGCGAGTCAATAAGTTCATCGTTAATGTACTCCTCAATGATGTCATCTGTAAGGATTTCCGTGTAGGTAAATACCTGACGCGTACCTTCTAGAGAGGTGCCCCAAAAGCGGTACTTAAGCTTGAAACGGATTAGGCGCTCACGGTCATGGGGGTGGAACTCCGGGAAGCAGAAAGACGCGTTCAAAGGAAGGATACGGACCTTACCAGCGTGGAAGCGACCAGTAGGGTCTTGGTAAGCCTCTTCATAGGCAACTTTAACAAAGCAGTCTCCGGATACAGAGCCCTGCTGACCCATCTCCCAAAGGACGGTACTCTTGTTGTTATCTACTTCCCACACACGCTCAAGTAGGTCGGGGACAATACCTTCGGTCTGCTTAGGGCTTCTGAACTGGACGCCCTTGCTGAAGGAGAAGTTAATGATGTAATCTGTAAAAGCTCTGTAGTAGTTGAAAACCATCTGGGTCTCACCAGCCTGACGGCGATAAGAGGTGTGGTGGCCTAGGTACATAGCCCAGTTAAGTGAGTAACGGTTTAGACGAGGGCCGTGGACCTCAAACTCTTCGTCTGCAAGCTCTACAAGACCGAGAGGGGAAATGGAGATAGTAAGGTCTGATGACGCCGCTCTATAACTGGGGGGCGAAAAATCAATACTCACTTATAACCTCTTTCCGAATCTAACATCTATGATAGCACAGATGTTAGCCGCGCAGGCGCTCACCGCGGATAAGGCCCTTACCAACAGGCTTAGTAACCTTCTGCTTCATGTTGGCCACCTTAGCATCCATAGACTCTTGGACGTAATCTCTAAAGCGTGGGTCGATCTCGCTCTTATGAGATACAAACTTCCCACCTACCTGAGCGTAGTGAGAGTGGACCCAGTGCGCAGCAGCTGGTGATGGATACACGCGAAAGCGGGTCTTAGCTTGTGCAACATACATGTTCCACAGCTTAGCATTAGCAGGGTACTGCTTAGGGCCTTCTTTTACTTCTTTACCAGAAATGAGTGCCATATAAATTCCTTAGAACCCCGCCCTGCGTAAGGATCAGGACGGGGTATCTCTAGGTAGCGAACTAGTCTTGTACTACAGCTGGATTCAGGCGGTACTGATGTCCACCATCGCGGAAAACTTCCTCGAAGTGGTTATCGCCATGATCCGAGAATGCCTCAGAAGCAAAGTCACCAAGCATTGCTGGTGCCTCTACCCAAGCAGCAGAACCGACGTGAGCACGCTCACGCATCGTCTCCTCTGGGAACTTTTCAAAAACATTCTGATTGTGGTTTGGACGACCTGGTGCAGGGATGTAGCCCTGCATTGCGCCCTTCGTGAATTCCATAGGAACGTCACTATCGGTTGCAAGACCCTCTTCAAAGCGAAGGGGACCGCGCTGACCTGGTAGAGCTGGGCTCAGTGTACGGTCGTAAACGGTACCTGGACGCTCAGGAAGCTGAGGTGCAGGTGCGATGATCTCTGACATACGAGATTCTCCTTAAGTTAAGGTGTGAAGTACTTCATTAAAATTGTGCCCTATTTTTACTCAAAAGTCTGAGTAAATCCAAACTATCTATAAAATGGGCTGGTACTAATTTCGGCCTCGGGCATGGTCATGTCTTTAGTGAGAACACAGGCTATAGCAAGGGAGTCGGCGTAATCGTCATGGGCGTGGGCCTCATCAGGAGCAGCTGCAGAGAAGTTAGGGCCCTTGAACTTAGTTTCTAGGTCAGTCATCTGCTGGATAAACCGCTTATGGGAGCGAAGTCTACGAGTCTTAGCGTGGTTAGGGTAACCAATACTCCTACGGTCAATAAGCTCCTTAAGGTGTTTCCAGCGCTTAGACTGCTCACTAGAGCTACTGGTAAGGGCTACTACCTCAGCACGAGGTAAAAGTAGCTTAAGCCGCTGAGCTACAGCGTCGCCTACACCATTAGCATCTACACCAACCATAAAGACGTTGTAGTTAGATAAGAAGTTTACAATCTGGAAATACTGGTCCTCCCAGTCATCTCCCTGCAGCTCTAGCCAGTTTAGGATTCTATGGTCATAGTAACCGAACTCATCCGGACGATCCCAATCTACCCACACTACGGTAACCACCGTGCTGTCCATCTTACGGGCCGGGTCAATACCGACTACTACAGGCGTTCTATGATAAGAGCGAACAACTTCCATACTGGTATCGCCCAAGTCTTCCATAGTCTGCGACGTTACAAACATACCTCGTTCAAGCATCCACTTGCAGTTGTAGGACATCTGGAATTCATCAGAGTCCTCTCCAATGCGGAGCATTTCCTTGCGTACGAACTTATCATACTTAGGGTTTACCTTTGCAGGCTCTCTCCAGTCCCACTGAAAATGATTTTGCCGGCTGCCCCGGGAGGTTTGTTTACGCTTATTAAGCTGGATTGAGCTGTAAAAGTTATTTTTAACATTAGTAGGGGTTCCAGTCTTAACCATAGTTCCAGCGTAGTACGCAAGCATAGGGCTAATAGACTTGGTAACAATAAAGTCATCCGCCCCCTGACACTCATCGATAACAATGAGGTGGAAAGACTTAGATTCAATCTTGGCTCGCGGGTTAGCGGTCATCATAGTAAGGCTACTACCGGAGTTCTTTAGGCGAATCTGGCGAGAAACTCCGGGGACCTTACCTAGTGAATCATCAATCTCAGGGTCGCCTAGAATCTCAAGAGCACGCTCAGAAGTAAGGCGGTCTACAGTTCTACCAAATAGGGTTTCTACCTGGCCCTCAACAGGGGCAAACATACCAATCCAGATACCATTTTTAAACTGGCCCAGTAGATCTGGGTACATATGGGCAAGGCGTGGAAGGAGCACCATAAGAGTAGAGACGGTATTAGCGATGGTCTCGGACTTACCGGACTGACGGGAGGCAAGCGCCGTGATCTCCTCACCATCATTGATGATAACAGACTCAATAATACGACGAGCAAGGGGAAGCTGGTAAGGATGCAGAGAATGGCCCACCAGCGCGTCCATAAACTGAATCATCTTGTCGATCAGCTTTTCTACGAACTCCTTAGAGAACTCGTCGACGCCCTCTTCAATAGGAGGCTCAAAAGACTCGGCCGCATTCTCGATCTCGTCGTAGTCTAAATAAAATTGGTGTTCGCTCATGTGTCTTCCAGATAGGTGTAACTTATACTATGATACAGCAAAAGAAGTGGGCCCTGACATAAAAGGGAGGTTAAAATCGTCAGGGCCCATAGCGCCACCTTAGGAGAGGAAAGAAGTGAGGCTATTTAATTATAGCACATTTCTGTTGTAGAGCTCAGAAACTAAGCAGTTAACCGCCTCAGCGCCGATGAGCATATCCTTTAAATCTTCTTCGCTTTGAGTCTTCATATAAGAGGATAGGCTTCGATTAGTCTCAGATAGCGATTGGTCGATCCATCCCGGGATATCAGCGCTAGCTATTTTAGATACTCTTTTAGCCATCTTCTCAGGGAAGTTACGCTCAACTACCTTATTCTTTTTCCAAAACATTAGTCCCACTCCAAGAGCTCCGATACAGATACGCCTAGGTCTCTTCCCCAGATAGCCGCTGTAAGCGCCTCTTCCTCATCCTGAGACTCTCCAAATAGCCCAATAACAAAGCCGTGCTTAGTGCAAGGGATCCTGAAAACAATACAACTGCCTTTACGGTAAGGCTCATCAATCTCGTGCGTCCACCCTTTTTCTACAATAGGTAGAGGCTTGCGGTGAGGATATTCAATTATTTGTCCGTATAGTGATCCAATATTTAACATTACTTCCACTCATCAATCGGGGTATACATTTTCTTTTGAGCTTTACTGGAGCTTCTTGCTTTTCTATTATAGTACTTAGTTGACTGCCCGGAAACTTTGCCTTTTTCAGCCCAAGAGTCCAGCTCTTTTTGCATGAACTTGCCCTTGGAGGATGCGTTCTTAAACTGCATCCACATAGTTTCTGGAACATCATAGTAGTTATACAGCGTTCCATCCCTGAACTGCACAGTCAAGATAGCTAGCCTTTTATCGTACCCCGCTCCAATAGTTCTAGGTCTTTCAGGGTTTGAGGTAGTCGTTGGGTAGTCAGTTATATTTGCCCACTTAGTGCCATCCCTAAACTCCTCAGGGGTAATAGCATCTTGGTTTGGGTCAACATCAAAGGTATTATTGGGGTCTTCTAAAAGGCCCTGCATCATAGCATCGTAATATGATTGATCTGTGTCGTCCCATAAGGGCTTAAAGGCTTTATCGTCTTTTTCTGGAAGAGCCATTATTCCTCACATTCATGGTATTCAGTCTCATCTTCACGGACCCGAGCGTGACAGTCATAGCACCTAAGCCACAGGGGAGGGGTAAAATTATTTTGCGCAGTGGCGCCTAGTGGGAAGTCCCCACCGTCTTCAGGAAAAGCTTCGTTATAGTCATATACAACTTCGCTCTTAGCAAGGATCTCCGGGGGGAATGGGCCCATTGGGCGCATAGCGCTAGAAGGGACTGCATGTCCCTGGAAGGTGTCTACCTTACGTATAACATTCATATTATAAGAATAGCAAAGGGGCGAGCTATTGCCCGCCCCTAATACTAAAATTTACTTGCTTGAACCAATGCCGTACTTGGTATTCTTTGGATCAATGTAGCCTAGAGCAGGGCCGATAAGACCGGCTAGAACGGCCGTAGCGAGGTCCTTAGGCGTTGTAGCACCATTTGCTACTGCTGCGCCTAGGGAAGCTAGGGCGGCGTATGCGAAGTGTCTTAGAGCTGCTGTTAGAGCTGTCTTATTAATTTTCGACATTTCTCTCCTATAGAGTAGTAGTTACCCTATAATTATAGCACAGCTATTTAGCTTGCTTATCGTGCTGCTCAAACTTGCCGCTGAGCTCATAAAGCTTATCGCCAAGCTCTTCCTGGCGGGTTTGAATGTGGTCTACCTTATCGGTAAGTTCATTTACAGCTTGGCGAAGTCCGCCGCCATTAGGGCCAAATTGCTTCTCAATAAAATCTAGCTTGTCGCTTAGACGTAGCAGCTGAGTTAGAGAGTCGTTATGGCGCTTTTCAAGCCTCTTTGCGAGCGCCCATACGCTTACCGCTAGGGATACTGCTACGGAGGCAACTTGAGACGCGCTTGACACGGTATTGAGGTCCATCGATAACCTTTTCTTAAGAATGTGTAGTTTAGCTGTACCTAATGTATCCCACAAAAATAAAAACGTTACTTACATTTATACACTATGATTGCATAAGTTGTCACGTTTAATTGTGTTTCACTTTTTAAAATGTGGGTACATTCTCTCTAAGTAACTACATAGGAGAGTGTGTATGGCTACTGCCCCAGCATTTGATGGAAGCCAAGCTTGTCTAGGTTTAGACATAGACCATGATTTATTTTTTCCGGATTACTCTACTCTTACTAAGAGTGAGTATGATGACGTATTAAATGAAGCAAAATCGATTTGCAGTTCATGTAACTTTGTAGTACCATGTCTAAAGTACGCTCTTGACAATAATGTGCTTGGTGTATGGGGAGCTACAGATGAGCGAGAAAGAAAAGCTATGCGTAAAAAAATGCGTCTAGCTAACCCAAGACCTATAAGCAAGGACATTAACGAGTCCCTGCGGAAATAAATAAAGGCCCTAGATTTCTCTAGGGCCTTTATTAGTTTTAGCTAGATGCCGTAGTTTCGGGTGAAACCAACAACAGTAGCAGTTGTAGCGCCAGCCGATGGGGACTGAGCCGATACAACGGTGTTCTTTGGACGGAACTTAAGAGCAGTTGCTCCAACAGTTCCTGTGCAACCTGACGCAGTAACTATGAATGATACGGTGCTAGGTACGGAAGATACGACTGCATCACCAACGTTTAGCGTAGTATTTGAGCTACCGCTCAAGTTAACGGTATCGCCAACTGACAAGTTGTGGGCGGTACCTGAAGTAACCTGAAGGGTAGTAGATGTAGTAGCAACTGTCGTAGCGGTAATGTCAGAAGAGAACTGAACAAAACCTGGGGTCATACCAGCTGCGCGGATCTTTTGGATAGCGTAGCTTGTGGTAAGGCCGATTACATTAGGTGCGGTGTACGATGGGGTGAATGCAGGGTAGCCACTATCTGAGTTTGTAACTCTATCATGGTTATCAACTGATGGGTCCAAGTTACCTGATGGAATTAGGTAAGTTGTTGACCAGCTTTCATCACCAAGGCTGACAGAAGCAGTTCCTGAGAAGGAGCCGCTCTGCTTGATGCCGTATCCCTTTGCAGTTACAGCCGTTGTTGTGGTGTTAGCCACAGCAAAGGCGGTAGCGGTTAGGCCTGCAGAAAGTACAGTAGCATCCGTAACGTTGTAACCACTTGGGGTAAAGCCGTATACACTAACCTTATCGCCAGCAGCAAGTCCATGTACCGATGTGCCTACGTAACGTACGTTAGTTCCGTCACCTACAGTGCCCGTACCAGCTGTACCAGTAACGCCAGAGATAATAACCTTTGGAGCGCCAATGGTGAAGGTAGTTGAGGTAGTTGTTGTAATAACGCCAGATGCATTGTAGTTAACATTAGAGGCATCCTTAACGGCTACGTTCTGACCAGCGGTCAGGCCGTGAGGAGTTGCAGTCGTATAAGCAATAACCTGCGTAGTGCTGGTAGCGCCTGTAGCAGAAGTGACAACTGCTGGAGCGCCAGCTGCTGGTACGTTCTTAACAATAGCTGCATTAGTTACTGAAGTTACCTTAGTCTTAAGTGGGCTATTGAAGATAACAGATGTAGCACCTGTTGCTGCAATTACAGCATCAACGTTGTATGAAGTTGGGATAATACCTTGGATAGAGATGCTCTGTCCAGCAACAAGACCATGGCCACTGCCTACGGTCAACGTTACTTGGGTTCCATTTCCTGATACAGCTGTTACAGCAACGTTTGCCGCACGGTCATCGTTAGGCTGAATTGGGAAGCTGTTATTCCACTCATGAGCAACAACTACGTTAGTCTGAGCAGACGTTGGAAGCCAAGACTGCTGCTTAGATGAGCTACCGTAAGGTGACTCAGAGACTAGAGAGTCGTTGATAACGGTACCTACTGAAACAGAGGCTGTAGCAACAACTGCAGGAGCCTTTACAGTGAAGGTGTTAGTGCCGGTTACAGATGCTACAGTAGCTGGGGTACCCCAACCAATTGCGGTAGTGCTAGTTACGCCACCGTAAAGATTGCCATCCGGGTTAAAGTTAAGGCCGACATTGCCAGTTCCATAGATGATTACTGGTGCGCCGAGAGTAAGATTATGTGCGGCTGAGGTGGTGTACGACAAGGTCGTAGTGTTGTTAGCAGAAGCAGCTGAAACTGTTAGAACTTTAGCTGGGTCTACTACTGGTGGTGTGCTCAATGTGTATGAGCCGGTATCGCGTGCCATTAGGTTTCCTTCCTAGGCGGTTTGAGATCGATTTATTTTGTGCTAGCTTTTAGTTGCCAAGACCATTTCTGGTGCATGTCTATCCGTTCAGCGATGAAATTGGCAATGCCCTGTTCATTCGCATCATTAGCTGTCTCAAATACCGTTTTAAGTTTACCTACAACTTGCTCATTGCTTTTCAGCAAATCCTTAGCCATGGCCTTGGCGTTTGTAGACACCTTGCCACCTTCTAAAGAGCTTAGCTTTATAAGTGTATCTAACTTAAACGGCGCATACTCATCTAACTTACGAATATTTTCGGCAATTGGGTCAATGCTTGAGTAGACATCTTCATAGATCTCTTCAAAGAGTCCATGGTACTGAGCAAAGTCAGGGCCTTCAACATTCCAGTGGTAGCCATGCGCCTTTAGATAAAATACAAATGCGTCTGCCAGTACCTCTGATAGCTCATCAGTTAGCTTAGACATTACTTACCGCCCTTATGGGGGTTCTTTTTATGCCAATCTTTGGTAGCCTTAACGCCCTCTTTAACTGTTTTTGCTCCAGCTTTTTTGGTCAAATCGATCTTATCGTACTTGCCGTTCTCTTTTTTAGAGCCAGCATGGTCAACAACTACGTCACCTTTTTTGTCTTTGTAGACGCGGTGAACCTTGCCAGAAACCTTAAGAGTAGCTGGGCTTTCTTTCTTCTTATTAACCATTATTTGGGCATTCCTCTTCTCTATGCCAATGTATCTCTGCGTGACCATTAACGTTATGGAATATATGACCTGTTCTTTTAAAATCGCTAGTAGGTATTCTTTTATTTACAAAATATCCTTGAATACCAGCCTCCCCCTCATCACGATAAAGTTGAGGTAACTTATCTCCCTCAATGTTGTAAATATCACCTGCGTATTGACTAGCGTTTTTTACCCAGTTTTCGTGTGGGATTTCCCCAGGGTGTTCAAACATATAAACACCATTAAACTCATCGGAAGAAGGTTTAGATGGTTTTAGCCCACTTGCTTCGATACTTTCTCTTTTTTCTGGCATAGATAAGTGCAAAAATTGCTTTCCTTTAGTCGGTAAGCTTGACCGCACTTCACGCAGTCTGTTGTAATTTCTCCCCATTACTTTTTCTTTTTCTTAGCGGCGTTCATATTATCCACTAGATTAGGGTAAGGACGACCTGCAGCCTTAGCTCTTGCTTTAGCTACTGCCTTCTTCTTAGGCGTTAACTTTTTATCTTTTTTAGTAGGATCTGTTGTATCCCATACTTCTTTAGCCATTACCACTTCACCTTATTTGCCCAGTAGGCCGCAGACATTTTGCCTTTGGCGATATTTTTAGCGTGACGAGCCTTAAAAGAATCATTACGCGCTGACCCATCAGGGGATCCCTTTACACCTTGTTGACCAAAGTGAATAGTCTTAATCTTATCGCCCTCTTTAGCCACAACAACGTGTGACTTAGTTGGGTGGTTAGGTGTGCGCTTAGGCTTGTTGTAGCCCGACACACCCGCACGCTCTAAGCGTGGATCCTTTTTACTTGCAGCCATTATTGATACTCCTTAGGGTAAACTTCAGAAACGCGTTGTAAATGGTTATTGTGGTGTTGAATAAACTCTGCTGGAGTCATTTTAGGCCCACTAAGAGTAAAAGGTCCCTGATTAGGGTCATCATAATCTGTTACATTAGTGCAGTCTAATGTTCCATGCTTATCATGCGTATGGTCAATGTAACCGCCACCGCTCCAGGTAGACGTCCATTTACCTGTTTTATGATGAACATAAGGAGAACCATCTTCATCAAATTTAACCATATGTGCTGGAAAATCACGCATACGCTCTAAGGCATTAGCATCAACAGCAGCTTTAAATCCGCCTTTTTCTCCAGTCATTGCCATTTCCAGGCCTTCATACAAATGCTCTCCCAATGCACGTCCCTGCATCTCACGGGATTCACGCTCACTAATGCCAAAATCTGCTGGGTTAAGCTCAGGACGGCGGCTACTGTCCGAGCCCCTGTCTCTAGGTGATTCCGTCATGTTTGATGTTCTCCATTTGGTCCCTTACCAGGCGTAGCATAGGTAAATACGCTTGGTGCATCTATACTTTTAGGCAACTGCCTCAAACCAAATCTTGCGTCCTTTACAAGGGTAGGTTGAGCTACTGCTTGAGAAAAGGATTTAACTCTTGGTGTTAAGCTACTGCTCAAGGGGACCACCTATTCCATTGTTCCGCCTGAGTAGGTACTCCACGAATACCACCAGTTACCTTTGTAATTGCGTCACGGAACTCGCGGGCATTCATAGAGCCCTTATTAATATTATAGCGGGCTACTGCCTGTTCTTCAAGTGATGATTGAGGTTTTAGTGGAGCCTTACGCTTCTTAGCCATAATTACTCTTTAGAGTCGTCAGCGTCCGCTGTTCCAGAGTTATCTTGATCCCCAACTTGAGTAAACTGATCCATAAATTGGGTAGGGATCTGTCGGGTAGACGCTGACTCTGGGCTACCTGTAAAAGCGTTCATAAGGATATCACGGCGCTGCTGCTGCTGGATACGGGTAGTGGGCGTTTCGGGGAGCGCCTCACCAGTTCTTCCTGGGATAGGCTGGTCGCGCTCTTTCTCAAGGCCCGCTACCTTCTTAGCGCGTTCCTTAGCAGATAGCGCCTTATCTTTTTCTTCTGCTCGGTTTCTAGCGCCCTCCTCACGAAGTTCATGAGAGTGGGTAGCTTTACGCATAGCAAGCTCAGCGGCTTGATTATCCCGCTCCATAGCATCTTCATGGGTAGTAGGAATACTAAGCCCGGCCATACTAAGGCCCGTATCCTTATCGTTAAAGGCCTGCTGACCGATATGGCGACCTTGACGGTCATAAACTTTACTGGCCTCTTGAGCAGCGGTAAGCCTCTCTGGAAGGAGCTCCTGCTTCTGCAGCATGATATTAGCTGAGTTAGCCTCTTCCTCGCGCTTAAGCATAGATTGAGCTTTTGCTAGGGTCTCTTGGTTCTTAAACCAAGCAGCATTTTGAGCTTCACCGCCACCACCACTGCTAGAAGAGTCCAAAAAACGGTTTCGCTTATTAAATAGGTTTCCCACAGCATAGCGCATAGCCACCATTGGGTTAAGCCCTCCACTTTGGTTAGTATTAGCAATTTTAGAAACATCGTCAGCCATAAGATCTCCTTATATAAGTTATCTGTATCATAATACGTTATTTTGACTTTAGAGTCAGTCTTTACTACTTTTTACCGGCTCTGCGTTTATTCTCTTTAGCAACGTTCTTTGAGTGGCTCATTGCTTGTAAGTTAGACTGACTATCATGCCCCTTACGCCCACCATTATCTTTATGGTCAACGTCCGTGTCCTTAGATAGCTTAGTATGGTGCTTATCCTCGTAATCAACACGAGCCTTATTACTAGAGGTGGTTACCCACTTATCGCCTACCTTCTTCTTGTAGACGTAGATAGGGCGACCACCGTTTTGCTTAGACCCATTGTACGGACCAAATCTTTTTACATTACTCATTAGTAAGCTATCATCTTTCCAAAACCAGAGGCTACATCTGTCGAGGTAGTTCCTACTCCAGGGACAATAGAGCTTGTAGAAGCTGCACCGGGCATACTAGCTGACCTTGCAAAGGAGCCCACTCTAGAGCCCCCCTTAGCCGGCACAGCAGGACCAGCACTAGGCTTTGGAATAGGTCCAGCAGCTGCGATCGGTGATCCCAAGGGCTTAAGGTTAGAGCGGTCAACCTTTACATATTTACCGCCAATTCTTGAGGTCCACCCTAAGTACTTTCCCGAGCCAGTTCCGCCCCATAGCTTATCGTAAGGAACTTTTTCTACTTTACCACCAACGCCGGTAGACCATACATAGCCACCACCGGCTGATACAGCAACGTGCCCATTGTCAGGGCTACCTTGATAGAATACCGCAGCACCAGCTGGGGGTAACTTTGTAGTATTAACGGCGTTATGCTTTACCGAAGAGTTATAGTAATCCTTAGCACTTCCATAAATGCCTCCACGGCCAGTTAGTGCATTTTCAGTAAACTGGTCACAGTAGCCGTTGTAGTCATAGTGACCGCCGTGCTGTTCGGCAAAGGACACAGCTTTGCCCGGATCAAGCATTCCATCTTGAGGGTTAATAGTATTACCAGAAGTATTTTTAGCCATTACTGCCTACCAAGTTGTTAGTGGGTGGACGTTTTGGTAACCGATGGACATGTCAAACGCGCCTGAATCTCTTCCACGTTTTTTACGAGAATCCTCAGTAGCGCTAGCGGTAGTAACTCCAGCTGGAGGGCGAACACCTGGGCCAGGGTTTGGATTAGGCTGAGCGTTAGGCTTAGGAGCAGCATTATCCTGAGGAGTAATAAGCCGTACTCTAGCCGGATTTAGATTTGTCCTTGGAGCTAGTGCATCCGGAGTATCAATCTTTTGTTCTGGAGCAGCTTGGTATTCAGGGTTAGCTTCAGGCTTCCACTCAGGCCAATCAATAGGCTTGGTCTTTGGCTGTACCTCAGGCCTTGTAAGGGTGGCTGTAGGGCCCCCAGAGCTTCCTTTAGGGGTAAACCCTCCTCTAGGAGGTAGTGGAGATAGGTCACCTGTAGGTCTGGTTGGCGGAATCTTAATAGGTTTAATTTGAGTTCCCCCACCAGAAGGGCCCTCAGGTCCAGCACCAGGGGACTTACCTTCAGGGTGTAGCCCTGGATCTAAGTGTATATCTTCTGGCTTAATAATTTTTATACGAGGTGTTTTAACGCCCTTAATAGCCGGGATAAGACTAGCTACATCTATACCTCTACTAAGTGTTTCCATAGTATTACCGGGCACATAAACTCCAAGACTTCCTAGAGTTCCAATAGCTGGTGCTCTATTCAGGCTACCTCCCTTAACGCTCCACCCAGTACCGGTTTTTGTCGGGTCATAGTTAATATCGGGAGCAGTAACATTTGGAATTCTAAATGTAGGCTTTTTTGGATCATTAATAATAGAGTTCCAGGCATTAGCGCCCACGTTAAGAGCAGCCGCACCTAGGTCAAGAGTCCCGTTAATTAAACGTGATCCAATTGCAGATGCCCCACTTCCAATGTGCTCTGCTCCGCTAGTCCATCCATGAGTTCCTGGAGGAGCTGTAGTAACATCTTTCCAAGTGCTCTTTGCAGAATCCCATAATCCAGAGGCGATAGCCCCACCAATTTCAGCAGCAGTATTTCCAGAATCATGGTAACCAGGCTTTGTAACGTTTTTTTCGGTCGTTGTTGGAGCTGGGCCAGCAGATGGTGATGGGGTAGGTAGTGGTTGGGTATCGGTTCCATATTGCCCACGACCACGGTCAAAGCTTGCACGTCCCATTAAGCACCTGTCCTATTTAAAGCCCCAAAAGCATTCTGACTTAAATTATACCGCTGATAGCTTGGTCTAGGGCCTGAAAACATGCCAACATTTACATTACGTATATTTTGATTAGTATTACGCTCTTCTGAGTAATGATTACCTAAAGCTCTTGCCGCTCTGTCATCTCTGACCGCGGACATCGCATTAGCTAACCCAAATGAATCAGTAAGTCGCTGCATATGTAGCTGGTGAAGTTTGTCTACGTTCATTCAGACTCCCCCTTACAGCTCTCACAGAAGTGTGGGTCCTCGCCTCTACCGATTCTCTTAGAGACATGGTGTATCGGCTCAATGTTTCCCCAAGTAAACGGGGCAAAAGTTCCATGAGCTTCACATTTAAGGGTGTACTTATCTTGGGTATGCGCCGCAGTGCTGTACTTGTTTTTATAAATAGCTAAGCCAGACCTTGTGTTACGAACCTTCTCGTATACATTATCTAATACCTCTGGGCGCATCCACTGCTTAGAGCCGTGCGCTGCAGTCGTCCTACGGTATTGGTCCTCATTAGTAAACTTTTTATCAGGGCGGTCATACCACTTTATCTCTTCACTCATGAGAATAGCTCCCCCTGGTTAGCGCGATTAGCGTGATGGTCTTCAATATGATCAGATGTATGGAAGGTCTTGCAGTGACGGCATGTCATTCTATCCCCAGCGTTTTCAAACCAGCCCTTGTCCTCAAGCCTGTTCTCATGGTTGACTACGTCAATAGGGTAGCGAAAATGAGGCACCTTATAGATGCGTGCTGCTTCCCGAACCTCGGGGATAGATGAACGGCTCATAGCTACTTAATCCGATTCACCTTTATAGATGGGTGGTGAACGGCAAATACTTCACCTTCTGCTGTCATGCCAGAGCCTAGAACATGCTCTAGAGGGGCCTGCCACTCATATAAACCAAGGCCATCACTTGCTGTAGTGCCTTTTCCGTAACCTGTTGAGGTCAAGTCGTCTTTAGAACCCCAGTCAGGGATGTATGAGGCGTTGGTCACACCTGTACGCGGCATACCTACTCTTCTTAGAGTAACTGTAGGATTATCTGGGTTAGAGCGGTCTACTAAGCCATTCTTTTCTAAATGGTTTTGTAGCTCCATCCTAGCAGCATGACCAGTTCCCCGCTTCATTACCTGACCAATATATTCCTTAGGCCACTTGTATTGCTCGTTATTAGGAAATCTTTTTTCTTCTCCACCGTCATAATCAGAGTCTTCATAGTCATCTGGGTCGTAATGGCCAGATGTGTCCCCCATAATCCAGTCATCTAAGCTCGCCTCAGCTCCAGAAGGGTCAGGGAGCTTACTTAGGTGCTTATCTAGGTCAAAGCTCTCAGGGTTCACCTTGCGCTCTGTAGGGTCGCCAATTTTGACGTCTTCTTTTTTAATAGCTCCCTTTTTGAGCATATCTCCTTGAAGGGCGTCTATCTCCTCATCTGAGGGGATATCTACATCGTCAAACTCAAAGTTGTCATCAAAATCGTCATAGTCATCATGGTTATCAAACTGACGGCTTTTTTGCATTACTGTTGACCTAACTCTTTAGCGTAATCTTCATTAATATTAACACTTCCAGTAGTTCTACCGTACTGCTTACTCATCTTTTTCATAATATGCGCTGCAGCTGGGTGCATGACTTCACCCCAGTGAACGGTATGTTCTGGGTTATCTCCATAAAGTTGATGTAAAAGGGCTTGGGCGTTACCTCTACCCTCATCACCTGAGTTCATATAGAGGATATTTGTGCGCTTTACCTCTGGATCGTGCTCATACTCTACATAAGAGCTTCCTCTAGAGAGCCTTCTAATCTCTGGAACACCATCTCCACCGTCTACGTGCTCATCGGTGTTGTCAGGAAACTGCGGTCCTCTATCCATTACTTCTTTACCTTTTCGGGAAGATCGCCCTTAGGAGTGTGCTTCTCCCACTGTGAGGCCATACGAGGGTGCTTCTTCCACATCCAGCGTCTTTGTGCGTCCGATTTGAAGGGCATTAGCTCTCCGAGCCCAAAAAACCGCCGCAATGAGTACAGGTTCCAAAATCATCATCCTTACCCAATAGGCTTTGGCCAGATGTAGCGTGGTAAATTTGGTTATGGCCCTTAGCTAGCTCAGCGCTCTCCATTGCGCTCAAGAAGTGCTCATGATCGCCGGTCTGGTGATAGGCGTTTATGTTTCTGTGGTAGTCGTTAAGGCTCTCGTGGAAGGCGTCATGATGCGTATTTAGCCAATCCGCCTCCGACTCTGCGTTTTTTGAGGCTTTTTCTTGCTCTTCTGGGCTAAAGCCATGTTGGGCTAAGAAATCGTCTGAAAATTGTTGCCCTTGCTCCATTATTCTTTCCTTCCTAAGTACTCTCCACAGTGAGTGCAGTTACCGTCTGTTTCGTCTTCGCTCATTAGAGACTTATCAGTTATAGACCTATAAGCGCTATTAAATCCCTTAGCTATATGTCCATGTCTAAGGGCCTCATGAAGGTGGTCCTCGTCCCCAGTGGATTGATACAGGTCAAGGTGCTTATGATAGTTACCAATTGACTCGTGGAAGCCCTCGTGGTTCGCATCGGCAAATACCTCATCATATTCAGCCTTTTTTTCAGCAGCCTGTTGCTCAGCAGGGCTAAATCCGTGCTTTGCTAAGAAATCTTCCGGGAACTGTTGACCCTGATCCATTGTTTTAGCTTCCTACTCTTCCTCTAATTTGAAGTTCATCTAAGTTTACACGCGGTGGTTTATACCCGCCCACTGAATTTGCAAAGTTTTCACCATCATCAGAGCGTACCGGCGCATGACGTAAAGGGCCGTAAGCCTCTGCTAGCCGATACATTCGGGTAGCTATACCTTTACGTTGGTGAGCCTTGTCTACATCAAAGTGAACTTCCCTATGGTGCTCACCGTTAATAGGCTCTTTATCCCTATTTCGTATCTCTAAGCTACCTATAGGGCGGTTACCCTCATCGGGGTGGTATACATTAACAAAGCCCTTGTAGCCCTTTTCGTCATCTGGTGGAATAACATGGTACTTATAAGGGCCATTACCGACCTCTGCGAAGAATTCATCGCCTCTACCCATGATAATCCTATCTAAATTTCGACGCGGGGGCGTATTTACAGTTAATACTAGCTAATTCCGCCATTTTTGGCTCTAATTTCGGCATCTTTAGCCTCTCTAGCGGCTGCGGTAGCCTTTAGGAGGTCAGCACCGGTGTATTTATAGTCCCGGTGTGTTGTATAGATGATCTTCTTAGGGGTATGAGCTAGCTGTAACCCCTCTAACTTACGTTGAACGGAGAAATGGTCAACATCGATAGTATGCCCACCAGCTGCGTGATAACCAGTAGAGAAGGATGACATACGTGAACCGGCCTTGGTATAAGGTCCCACTAAAGCTGCGATTACATATGCGTTTGGACGCTCTTGAATTCCGCGCTTTGCATCTCTTGGATCCTGCACATAATTATCTTCGGCGTATTTATTAGCGTAGCCCTCTTGGTATCCGTGCTCAATATCATCTATCTTGTTTCGAATAGACCGATACTTTTTTTGTACAGACTGATTTTTCTTTCTTGTAGCCTGATCGCCACCGTATATTACTTGAGTTCCATTACGTCGTATATGTTCGCTATTATCATCTAGAAAGTCAGAAAGCTGCTGTTGAGCCCCTGAGCTAGCTGCTAAACGATTGTGATAGGCATCCGGGTCATCTGTTTCAGCATGATGCCCAAGTTCATGAATTAAAGTAGATGAGTCTAGCCTATCAGAGCGAACGGTGACGTGACCTATAGTTCCTCGGTGGTATTGCCCCAGGGTGCCACTATCAATCCGGCCTTTATCATCTCTAATTTCCCCTGTAGAGAGCACATCTACTCTACGCCTAAGTTGAGTTGGGTCTACCTTTGATCGAGCAATGCTTTGGCGGATTAAGTTCTTTTCATGCTCCGGGTGAAGTCTACCGTACTCATCAGGAGAGGCGTTTGAATCAATTTTAAGTAAATTTGACTCAGCGCTATGTACCTGCCCCATCTGCTCTGGGTTATATCCGCGTGGGTAGCCCTCATCAGAGCCCAGCTTCTTATAAACGGTGTACTTGTTATTAGAGTTGGTAACGAGCCTCTTAGTATCTCCGTCTTGACCGGTAACGTTAAAGGCGCTGCTACCTAGATCTTTAACCCTATCAAAGCTGCGAACGGGTGTGCTTATCGGCTTACCGCTGGTAGGAGCGTCATTCGACTCAAAGATTGCCTTAGCCATTTATTTACCTACCTCCGTACAAAATTCGACATATGCGTCCGCTAGCATCTCAAATAGTGTATCGTAACTCTTTGGGTGTTTTTCGCTAAAGTGGCTCTTCCACCTAACGGCATCGGTAAATAGGGATGCACATCCAGCGTTGTAGTCGCTATAGGCGAGATTAGCGAATTTGCCGGTTTCATCGTCCCTATCGCGCTGCTCAAATAGCCATGTGGTGAACATTATTCCCTCCCCGGCATTAGTGAGTTACCGCAGTGGCTGCAGGCAATGTCGTCGTCCTCAGTCCAGTGAATAAGATTTTGCCCCGTTAAGCTCTTATGCTTATCCACATGTCTTTCTATAGCTTTACTAAGTCTGTTAGCTTCCATCCAGGCGTTAGCATCTGGCTCAATGTCGGAATCATTAAGCCCTAATGCCTCACGGCTTTTTTGCTCCATACGTCTATGCGCATCGTGGAAGTCCGCGTGGGTTAGGTCAATAGCTAGCTCGTTATTCTCAGCTCTTTCTTGCTCCTCTGGAGTAAAGCCGTGCTGAGCTAAAAAGTCGTTAAATTGCTGTCCTTGTTCCATTATCCGTGTCGCTTTACTACACGAAAACCTACTTTGGACTTTTTAATCACTTTAGGTCCTTGATTCTCAGGTACTGGGATAGCCCACTTTTCAAGATCCTCCATAGTGGACCGCTCAGCCTCTTCTGGATCTACTGGGGTAACCTCATGTAAATGTTTTCCATACTCTTGCGCCAAAGACTTATCTGATGTAGCAAACGCGTGAGTGTAGTTTTGCGGAGTAATAACGTCTCCAGGCTCAAATGCCGTATCTGACGCGTGATACCAAAACTGTGGGCCTTTATCCATGATCATCAGTCCCATTGCTATCATACTTTTTAGGCTTACTCTTATTAGCACGAGGAGTGTTTTTTGGGCTACGGTCTTGTTTAGGGCTTCTTTCTCCCAATCCATGCCGCTGTTCCCACAGGTCATCCATTTTCTTTTGTTCTTTGTCTCGATGGTAGTTTAGAACAGCATCTCGATCCGTAAGGTCTACGCCACTATCCCGCATTTCTTTATCTAGATCCTGAGCATTTCGCTCATCCCTATCAGTATTACGCGCTTCAGTACGGCACATGTCACATGCGTCTTGATGACCTAAAAGCAAGCGGTCATGGTGACCTTGATAATGCTCTTGATCATAATTACGAACCGGTTCAATCGGTTCTTCTGGGAACTGTGGGCCTCTTTCCATTATGACCACTCACTTCCTATGCCTGTTTCTGGAGTATTTTCACCGATTTTAGTGATTTTGGTGCTTGGATGGTGCAATACCCAGATTTCACCTTCTCCCTCATGTCCGTAGCCCACAACGTGATGTAGGGGAACATTCCAGGTGTAGACGCCAGTGTCACCCTGTGCACGGTCATGCTGTCCATAGGTAGGGTTATTGCTCTCTCCCCACTTAGGGTGGATAGACACATTTGCAAAAGGTGCTCTTGGGGCACCAATTCTGCGTACAGTTACCGTGTTGTCATGATTGACAAACCCCATGCGGCGCAAATTACGTTGAAGAGAATCTCTGTGTTCCCAGCCCTCATCAGGATGGTTAGCTTCTTTCAAGTAGGTATCTGGGTATTGGTTACCCCATGCCCAATTTACTTGGCTATCTTCCGCTTCTGGGCTTATGGTGCCTTGTAAAGCATCGCCAATTTCGTCTGAAAATTGTTGACCCTTATCCATTATCTACCGCCGGAGAGAGCTATGAGAGCCTTTAGGTTAGTATTTCCGGCAATTCTAGGGTGATTCATAAAAGTTTCCATATTATTTCCGCTGATACCAGCACTTAGTACATGGTCCATTAAATGATTATCGGTAATTCCCGGATGAGACATGTAATGCTCTAGGTGGTGGTCAAGCAGTCCCGGAACATATTTGTAACTTCCATCTGATGCTATTTTGGCAAGATGCTGTCCAGCTACTTCAGGACTAGCTTCATGTAGCGTTTTACGATGAAGTCTTAATGTAGTTGCTAGAGCACTTTTTGGGTCAGCAATTTCATCTCTAATCTCTTTTGCTGCATCGGGACCTTTATCAGTAGCCCAGCTTGCTGTGTAAATACCATTATTACGGAAAGAGCTAAGGGTATTAAGAGCTTGAGCGTCTTGATCTTCTCTAAATTGCTGTCCAGCGTCCATCACACTATCCTCAGCTGATCTGGGTTGTAGGTTCTAATGTGCTTACCGACGTAAGGCTTTTTATTACCTTCAGCGACCTTATCGATGTGAGCCCTTACCTCCCGGTGCATCTGCTTGACATCATCCTCAGAATGCTCCTTAATCTCTGGATAGCCCGGTAGTAGAGGTGCCTCTCCCAGTGGGGCGTTTTTTGTATCATCTAGGTAGTCTGACACCTCAAACTGAGCATCAGCATAGTTTATCTCACCCTCATACTTGGAGGACCCCCTCTCCGTGTCCGTCTGCTCCGTGTCTAGCTGAGATAAATACTTGGCCTGAGAATGA